CTCGTCAAACACCAGGTGGCGCAGTTCGACCAGCGTGAGCGCCCCCTGGCGCAGGTGATCGAGCAGGCGGCCCGGGGGGGCACGTGAGGCTCCTAAAAAAGGGGTGGTTGGGGTTGTCCCTGCCTATTTTTGTTGCCTCGATCCTATGTACCAATAAAGTCCGCACACATGTATCGGTGCGGACTCCATCGAACAGGTTGGGGGTGCCCCTCCTACCCCATCCGTGTGAGGTTCGACTGCAGCGCCTCAATCAACTGGCCCGCTTCCTCACGATTCAAATCAAACTGCGACCCACCAGCATCAAGGGTGACCACAGAGTACTCATCCCCCGGCGTATCGTCCGAGAAATTAGACACGGTCAATGTCCCCATCGGGGTGCTAATGCGCTCCATTCACGTCTCCTGCTCGTCGAAAATTAGTGACCACAAGAATAGAACACCCTAGCGACATGCGCCGGGTGCTCCACCCCCACGATTCTGGTTTACCGCTGCTTAGAACGGAGGTTCGGAACCCCCACCACCGAAACCACCGGTCTCGGAACGCGGCTGCGAGTTCCACGGGTCACCCTGCGTACCACCGGAAGCGCCGTTCGAGGCGTACCCCCCGCCATTATTCTGGGCGGATACGCGGTTAACCTGCGCCTCCTGCCCAATCATGGATACGCCGACGTGCTGCGCCATCATGGCGAATACGGTTTGCTCCCCCTGGTCGGAGTTCCATACCTCCGGCTTGAGGTCGCCGGTGATGATAACTCGGTCGCCTTTGCTGAATGTGGAGCACGCGTGCTCTGCTTGCCTGCCGAATACGGTTGCGGAGACCCATACGGTCGGGCCATCAAAGTATTCTCCATTGCGGTCGCGTTGGCGTTCACTCCATGCGACGCTTAGGCGGGTCATTGGTTTGCCTTGTTGGGTGTGCTTGAGTTCTGGGGCTTTGCCCAGGTTTCCGGTGATGGTTGTGTTTGCCATGCTTGTTATCCTTTCTGACTGTGGGTGGCGGTCAGGCCGCCGGTGATTAGTGGGGTTGCAGCCCCAGGGTGGTGTTACCGGTCGCCCGCGAGGATGCGGGTCACTAGTGGCCGTGAGATTCCCGTCCGCTCCGCCAGAGTGCTTGCCGGTACCCCAGCGGCTTTCGCTCTCCGGAACGCTGCCGTTCGACGTTTCTTCGCTTCTTCTATCTGACTGTGTAGGGTGAGGATTTCCTCGTGGGTGGCGACGGCTTCGTCTTCAAATTTCTTTTTTCTTTCCTGCAGTTCCTGCTCGCTCATGCTCATATCGATCATCTTTCCACACCTCCCTCCTGCTACCTCCGGTTCGCTCATAACTCCTCCCAATTGCTTTCCCAGCGGCGGATGTGGCTGTGTGGTCCTAGGTCCAGGTCTTCGCCTGTGGTGAGGGTGATGCACCATCGCGGGCCGTAGCGCACGTCATCTTCATCTGGGTGGAAGAAAATCGTATTTTCGAGGCGTACTTTCCACTTACTCATTCTTTCTCTCCATCTATAAGGAATGTTGGTTGAGTATCGTTCACGATGATTAGGCCGTGGCGTTGGGCAAGTCGGAATGTGGGCTGCAGTGCTGCGAGCCTGCCAGGAATTAGGCTTAGCTCACGCCTAAATTCATCAACGCTGAATGTCTTTTTGTAGTGATTGCAGCGCCTACACGCAGGAACAAGGTTGTCTATGTCGTCGGTGCCCCCGAGGTGGCGTGGGTGAACGTGATCGATTTGTAGCGCGTTGTCGCCGCTTCTCCCTGGTTCTAGCGGTTTTCCGCAGTATGCGCAGCGGCTACCGAATTTTTTGCAGATTAAATCGCGGTCAATCATGGTTGCACCTCTTCGGGTTGGGTGACGAGGCAGCGGATGCTGTCAGCCCCCGTCCAGTAACGGTTAGTCATTGGGCATGGCCTCCCATTCCCCTATCCAGCGGCGGACTTCTTGGTGTGGGCCTAGGTCCAGGTCTTCGCCTGTGCTGAGTGTGATGCCGTCGGAGTCGGTGTAGTCGTCTTCCCATTCGCCTTGTGGTGGTGTGCCGTCTGCTTGCCAGGCGCGAGGCATGCCGTAGAGCGGGGCTACTTCGTCCAGTTTGGCGTTGCAAAGAAATGGGTGATTCTTTCCCGGCTTCACGAGTAGGACGCAGGGTACGAGTGGCTCTCCATTTCTAAGGCGGGTGGGGGTGGCCCGACCGGCGATAATCCATTGCTCCGGCCCGGTTTTTAGTATTGGGTCGGTGTAGTTGCACCAATTTCCGACGCATTCTGCGCGTTCTTGTGGTGTCATGTCTGCGAGGGTTTTAGTCATAGCGTGGTGGCTCCTATCCACAGAATGGCTGCTAGTGCGGCGTAGGTGAGGGTGGGGGTGAGGTCGGGTTTCTGTCTCCATTTTGCCCGCCTGGAGACTTGAATTAGGCCTAGGACGGTGGCGCTGAATGTGGCGGCGCACGCCCCGGCAATAATGATTGGGTTCATGCTTCCTCCCATTCCCCTATCCAGCGGCGGATGTCGTGGCTACTGCGTGGTTCATGGTCGGGGTCGGCTACGGCGTCGCCGGTGATGACGTTTTGTTCTGGGTCATACTTAGCGTTTTCGTTCGGGATTATTTTCACTTTGGCGGTTTGCCATTCCCCTGCTGGCGGCTGGCCGTCTGGCATCCATGCGCGGGGCAGGTCGTAGCGTGGGGTGAGGACGTGGAGTTGGGCTGTGGTGCGGAATTGTGACCGTGGGTTGATGACGACGGCCATTTCTTCGTCTTTTTGGGCGTCAGCTGTGTAGATGAATAGCGCTTTGCTGATGGCAACTTCGCACCAGATTCCTGTGTGCTCGGCGCGCTCCTCGGCGCTCATGTCCGCGAGGGTGGTCATGCTTCCTCCTGGTAGTTGGCGGCTGCGAGTAGGGCGAGGGCGAACTGGCGGGCCTGCTCAGTGCTCATGTAGGCCGACACATCGTTATATCCGCCGAGCGAGAATTCGACATACCCGGCCCAGACCCCGACGAGAGCACTATCGTCGTCATACCGCTCGGAGTCGTACCCTATGTTTATGAGGGAGTAGCGCACTGGCGCTTCGATATTGTCGTAATCGTGGCGCAACGTGGGTAGGTCTGGTGCGAGTAGGCCTGCGTCATGAAGTGCTTGCGCGTGCTTTTGGCAAGCTGTCTGGGCGGCATGTCCCTCCACCCCTGAGCGCTGGTAGAGAATATCAGCGGCTTTGCGAACAGTATCAGTCATTGGTTTCTCCTAGGATTGAGTCGATGTGGTCGAGTACGTGTGCAGCCAAGTTCTGTTCTGTGGGGGTGCGCACTGGGTTGGTGGACATGTCTTCCCATGCATGTCGCATGGAGCTGAGCTCCAGCCTCATCCGTAGGACTTCTTCCGCGAGTTCCGGGGCGAGAGTGGCGAGGCGCACGTCTGGCTCGTGCATGATTCCCATGTACTTCCCGGCAGCGCTTATTATTTCGCGGGACGAATCCGGTCGGGGCTCACCGTCGGAATACATACTTGACTCTTCCCATGGCCCTGGTGTGGATTGGTCGAGTAGACGCTGGAGCTGGGTGGTGGTGAGGTCAGTCATTCATTTTCCTTTCGATGAAGTCCAGATATGCTTCCCACTCTGGTTGTTCGCGGGTGAGCTGGTCTTTTTCTTCCAGCGTGAGTTGGGCGCGTAGGCGGATGTCGAGGCGGGCGTCCCGGATTAGCTGCGCTTGGGTGCGCTCGTCGAGACAGCGCCAGTGGACCATGATCCACTCGGTAGTTTTGTTGGTGAAATAGGATTGCGTTTCTCGGCAGTGGCGTAGGGCGCTGATGATGATGTGCTGGCTATGCGGGGATAGGTATGGCCCGATCATGGTTTCTCCTTGTGTTGTAGGGTTGTGGGTGTACACCGCGTCCGCTCACGATTGTGATGGCGCGGTTTTCTCATTCCGCCAGCTCTTGCTCGTAGGCGTTGATTGCTTCCCGGGTGAATTTCGCAGCCAATTCCGGGGTGACCCTGCTGACACGCAATACGTGGTCTCGCTTGGCATCATCCTCAAGGTTGTAGACATTTACACTGATGGTGTCTTGCGAGCCTTCGAATGATGAGCCGACTATCGTGTAGGGGCCTTGGTAGTCGTGCAGTTGATAGTCGTGCACGATGCAATCTATGCCACCGTGGCTTTCCCAGTAATCGTTAACTTGCACGTTGTAGCCCAGAAGCTCAAAGAACTTTTCAACGGTGGCGGTGGCGGCTTCTTTCGGTGTCATTATTCCTCCTCTTGGAGTACGTAGCGACGGCCGGTGGGTGCGAGCCATTTCGGTGGTAGGTGCTTTATAAGCCACTCATTGCCGCAGTATTGGGCGACGGTGATTAGACCATTTTCTGGGTCTTTATCTAGCATGACGTTTTTCGACTGCGCTGGGCCTACGGCTTCTGCGAACTTATGTTCACTTTCAACCCAATCAATATCGTGCATTATTCGGCCTTGCGGCATAGATTTTTCGAGCATTTTCCGGTAGTTAGCCATGACTTCTTCGCGATTACTCACGAGGTTATTCAGGGCCATTCTCATATGATGGTTTAACTCTTCGGAGGTCATGCCAGTCCTGTTTTGGATGTCCTGCATTAGCTTTTTAGCGAAGCTATTTTTAGTCATTGCCAATTTCCTTTAGTGTGTAGCGGCGGCCCGTCGGGGTGAAGCGTTCCTTAACATCGCCTAGGGCGACTTTTGGCCCGTCCGATGTCTGCATGAAGCTGATAAATTCGTCAAATTCGTAAAGCATGACCACCTTGCCCCAGTTGGGGTGCTCTGCTTCCGCGAGGTAGTGCAGCTCATCGTCCCATTCGACGTCGGCCATGGTCGGAGGGGTGGTGTGGGCGAGGATGAAGTTAGCTGCGGCCTGAATTTCGGGCGAGCTGACTTCACAGGACTTGTTCCACTCCGCCCATTGGCGGGCGAGCTGCGCGTCGATGATTTCTTGGCGGGTTGGGTTAGTCATTAGGAGTCTCCTTTGTGAGGTTGTATTTTTCGCCTGTGAGGGTGAGCATTTCTGGTGAGTAGCGGCTGATTTTGTCGTCGAAATGATTGACGTATATAAACCTTTCGCCGTCGAGCCTTACGTCATAGGCGAGCAGCATGCCCAGCTCCCCCGATCTGATATTCTCTACCTCTGCAAAAAGCAATTCATCCACGTTCCACGGAACATCGTCCAATGTGTCAATGGGTACGTCTGGGAGGATTTTGCGGATCGCCCGGCTGCATTCGAGGGCTGCTTGTTTCTTTTTAATACTGGGGTCGGTAATGGATGCTAAGCGAACTAGCTGCAAAAGTGCGCTATGTGCTACTTGGATTTCTTCTTTGGAATGGTCGAACATTGTTGTTTCCCTTTGGTGGTGTGGTGTTTGCCCCGCGTTATTGGCGGGGGCCGGGTGTTTAGATTCCGTCTTTCCACATGTCGTAGGCTGCGTCGCAATTCCCTACCGGCTCGTCGGTGTCAAGGACTTCGATGTCGAGGATTTCGCCCATGTCAGCGAGTGCTGCTTCGAATTTTTGCGGGTTTTGGGCTTCGTAGTAGCCGCAGTGAATCGCGTATCGGAGGTCATCATCGTCTGGGCTGATGGTGACGATGTGGGTGCTGGTGGGCTGGTTGTGGTTGTGGAAGATGGTTACTTCGCATACGGCGTTCATATTGTTTCCTTTCGGTGTGGGGTTGCAGCCCCTTTTCCTTGGTACGTTTATTACTATACCAAGAAATTTACCAGATGTAAAATTATGGGCCTTTATTAGGCTAAAATAGACATCATTCCCGAATTGACGATCCTTATCTAGATTCACACCACCAATCCGTCTCCGGGGCCTTCGTCGCGGCGTTGTAGTGGCTTGACTCTCGGTACACGGTGCCGTGGCCGCAATGCTCACTATTGTCATTCTGCGAGTCGATTAGGTGGAATATCGTAGCGAAGCAGCCCACAAAAGAAACGATCCCTATCGCGAGAATGCTCCCTCCACTTATCCAGCTATCGTGCAGAATATCGAAGGCTGCTAGGCAAATGAATGCGCTCATCGAGAGCCATGCCATAAGTGCTATGACTGCGACAGCCATGAGTACATACTCCACGATTAACCCCCTGCGATGATGGTCAGCGCCCAAATCAGGGCGTACACGGGGTGGTTAGGGTCGGCTACGCCACCATCCGGCGTGTAAGCGGAGCTAGCGAGTAGGTCAATCAGCTGATTAAGCAACATTCTTCCCCTCCTCCGCGGTGTACGGGTTCAGGTCAGTAACCTCGGCCAATTCGGCCTGTTGGCCATCCTCCCCCTGGTCGAGGAGCCAGCGGCCGCCCTCCACGATGAGAAGGAGCACGCCGCCCCCGGCGATGATCCCCACGGCGGGATTGAGGGCGATCCATGCCTGCGCCCCAATGAGGGAGGGCAGGCCAATGAGGAAGATTCCGGCGATGAGGTAGAAGAAGAAGGCGTCGAAGTGTTCGAGTTTCATGGGTGTTTCCTTTCCAAAGAATGAGCCACTTGCAGGTGGCGTTGATTATGCGGTTATGCGGCCTGTGGTCGGTGATTCTGGTTGAGGACGGCGTGGAACGCTTTGGCGGCTTGCACTACATCGTCGAGGATGTTGAGGTATTCCTCCATTTCGATGGGGGTGCGGAGTTCATCCGCCTCGCTGATGTGGAGGCTGACCCGCCATTCCTGGGTTGAGTTATCCCAGTACGGCTCGATGGTGGCGGGGCAACGGCCTTCCATTTCGTATTCGATGTAGGCGATTTGGTCTTGGACTTCCATCTTGTAGGCGGTGGCATCGTCGATGTAGGTGGTGGCCTGGGTGAGTGCCATTAGAGATTCCTTTCTGTGGAGGGGTTGCAGCCCCTTGTTTGCTTGGTACATGAATTATTATAGCCTACCGTTTACTACTTGTAAAATTGAGTATTCCGACTAGCTCCAATCATGCCCCGCGCCGCGCCCTAAGACGCTCCGCAATAGCCTGAATATCCTGCACACTCGGCTGCGACACCGGGGCCTCCACACTACGCGGCCGATAACCCCGCTCACGCCCAAACGTCCCCGCCGCTAACTGCCTATCACGCTCCACACGCCGCGCCTCCCGATGCTCATCCAGCATCGCCTTACGCTCCGGCACATGCTCCCAACGATCCACAACCATCTTCGCAGCCCGCTTAATTTCACGCGGGGTCACCATACGCTCCCCCACAAGCTCAGTAGCCCACAGTTTCACCGCCTCCGGCCACACCTCACGCGGGAACCGCATCCCGGCCATCACACTGGCCCAGGCGTTCACAACCTCCATCGATGGGGATGGGAACCTATCCGGCGCGAGGCGCTTTCCGTATTGCAGCACGTAGGCCGCGAGTTCCTGCGCATCATCATGCGCCTGATTTGTATTTACCACGGCAGCTCACCCCGCGACTCCCAGTTGTGCTCCGGGTAATCCAACCCACGCGACGGTTCCTGCGCCTGCTGGCGACGCGATTCGTTGAGTAGGTCTATGAAGTCCATCGACCCCGACGATGATGTGCCCCGCTGGGGCCGACGCTGGGAGGCGTTTCTAATCCAGTTCCTCCAAGTCGCATTCCAGTCTTTCTTACGAGCGCGACTATCAGGTAGCGCCACCCAGTAGTCCGTAAACTTGCGATGCTCAAACTCCAGATTCACCGCCGGGCATTCCTCACGCATCTGGGCGATCACCTTTTCGTCCGGCATCCACCCATCGGGTAGGCGAGTAGCAGTAGATCGTTTTTTCTTCTTAGGCGGCTGAGCCTTTTCTTTCTCAACCTCCGGTTGAGTAAAAAGATCTTTGGGTTCACTCTTTGGGTTCTCTTTGGGTTTGTCTGAACACGTCTTCACCCCGTGGTTGAACACGTCTTCACCCCGTTCACTGAACACGTCTTCACCCCGTGAATCTGACGGGGTGATCGCACCTTCACCCCGTGCGAGGGCTTCACCAACTCCATTATCCGTAGGCCGTTGCCCCTCCGGAGGCTTCACCATCCCTAGGTTGAGAGTCCACACGATAGGGCGACGATCGGCGCGTAGGTGAGCAACCCATCTTGGGTTACCCCGCTCAATCAATCCTGCCGCTTCAAGGTCTTTAATCGCCTTATGGACGGTGCGCTCGGATACTCCTATCTCGGTCGCGATGGTCTTTATCGAGGGCCAGCAGACCCCCGTATCATCGTTGTACCGGTCGGCCAGGGCGACGAGTACGAGCCGGTTACGGCATTGAGATGCGTTGCGCTTAATTGGCGCTTTCGACATCGCCCATTGCATAGCGGTTAAACTCACGGCCGCACCTCCGTCTGTGAGGTCGTGCCATCCTCTTCGAGGAGTACCCACCTGCCTCGGATGCACATCGGTACCTCCGCAGGGTTTGGGTGATGAGAATGCACAATAAGGCCACGTTCTCGGCCCACGACCGGGGAGACGTGGGTAATCAGGTGGTGGCAGGCGCGGCACAATGCAGCCGAGTTCACAACCGTGTCATTTCCACGCTGCCGACGCTGCCGATGATGGAAGTCAGTAGCGTTCTTTTCACACCCCGGCAGCCCGGCTTCACAAAGCCCACGAGCGCGCTTGAACATCGTAGTCTCATAGACCTCTTGGGGCATTCTGCCGCCTCGCCGGGGTCGGCGTTTCATCGGGGTGCGCTTGAGTGGTGTGCGTTTCACGTAGGGTTTCCTTCCTGTAGGTAGACGCTTGCAGGCGTCAGTAATGTGGGGGTTAAAAATAGCCCCACCCGCGAGGCGGGCAGGGCGAGGGGAGGCGCTTAAGCCGCCTCGGTCTTAGAGTCCTCCACTACCTCCCCATCGAGAACATTCTTTACATTCTCCTGCGCTTCCTGCGACTGGACTTTCTGCAGGCGCTGGATGGTCTCCTGCGCCATCTGTACGAGCTGCCCGTCACCCTGCTGTTGGTAGTAGCGGAGCGCCGCGTTGAGCTTATCGAGGTCACGGTTCTTCTCCGCATCCATTAGGCCCTGCGCCTGGGTAGATACGTAACTTTTTCGCCGCTCCTCTGCCGCTTCACGTTCGGCACGCTCCGCTTCCTCACGCTGCTTCTCCTCGTCGAACTCGCCGTCCGAGCGGGTCTCGATGTAGGTGGTTGGGGCGGCGTCGGCACCGATTCCCATTGAGGTGAGGAGCTTCTCCACGCTGAAGTCGTTGAATTGCATTTCCCCGCCTACCGGCAGTTGCAGCTCCGGTACGGTGGTGGCGATCTTCGTCAATGTCCACTGGCGGGGTGCGCGGGCCTGTAGCACCACTTGGCAGTTGTAGGGCATGTTCTTCTCCGCCTGGATCTTCCACTGCTTATCGCGGGTCGGGTTACCTTTATCGTCCATCGCGGTGACGAGTTCGAGGCGGGAGGTCATGAGGACGGGGCCGGGAAAGTGGCGGCACTGCTGAAGAATACCGTTCCAGACTTCCTTAATCTGGTTCCACAAATCCATTGAGAGGCGGACGCCTTCCTCTGGGATTTGCTTACCTTTGCGGCGGGCGCGGCGGTTCGCTTCCTGCTGCCCGTTATCCTGCAATAGCTGCCAGATTTGAGTCATGGAATCGATGATGAGGAGGTTGAATTTACCCTCCGCTGGCTCCTGCGCCGCCGCCCATTGCAGGGCCTCACGGATATTCCGGATGGTGCCGTCGTGCTCGATGATTTCGAAGTCAGCGCCCGGAACAGCACCATAGGCGTCGGCTTGTGACTCCCCCACTTCAATGAAGAAAGCTCGGTCTACCTGCTCCATTGCGGTGGCTTCCACCGCCGCCCAGGTCTTGCCGGTACCCTCCTGCCCCGATAGGAGTACGAGGGGGAACGATGCCCGGCCGGAGGGCTTACGGGTCTTAAATTCACGCATTAGTCGGTTTCCTTTCCGTCAGCGATGGCCGCGAGGGAGTCGGAGGCGGCGGTAATCATGTGCTCAATCGATGCTTTGGCGACCTTGTCGGATCCTTTGCGGATAGTCATCCGGGCCGTGGAAGCGTCGGTAATTTCCCATCCTGCGGGTAGCTCGCCGGTGATTTGCCACTTCTCTAGCACCTTGTCTGCGAGGTGCTTTTCATCCGCTTTGGAGACTCCCGAGTCGAGGAGGTCAGGGCGTATTTCGAAGAGGAGGTCGATAATTTCTTGGTGGCGGGGGTCGCCCTCCGACGGGAGCGCGTCGATGATTTCCGCCCCGTCCTCGTCGGCCATCGCTAGGAGGGTGGCACGGTCGGTGCAGACTGCTTTCTTGTTCGGCTGGCTCATGGAGGCGGTGCCGAGTTTTACGCCCTGCTCATTGGTGACGGTGCGTTTATCGCCGGGCTGTAGTTCTTTCTCCAGTTGTTTCTTTTCCGCTTTGTGTACCTCGTAGAGTTTGCCGAGGATGGCGGCTTGGAGGATGACGCGCTGTGCGAGGTCGTATTTCGCGTTCGCGTGCTCTGGGGTGTTATCATTGGGTTGCATCAGGTTTTCAGTTTCCTTTCTGACTGGTGCGAATCCCCCACATTTATGGTGTTGCAGCACCGTGGGGGTTTTCCTAGTTTTATGCTGCGTCCGCCAGTGTTTGCTCCACATTGATGAATGTGTCGAGGTCGTGGCGGGTGAATAGGACTTTGCGTCCGGGGCGGGATGCTTTGATGAGTCGGTTTTCATGGTCGGCGCGGTTCATGTAGCTGTAGATGGTGGTACGGCTTACGCCGCCGAGGTACTGCTGTGCCTCTTTGAGGTCGAGCAGTCCTTCGGGGTGGCCTTTGATGTAGATAGCCATGTGGTGTTTCCTTTTTTGACTAGCGGTTCGCCTTGCAGGGCGTGGGCTGTATCTCTCTGCCCTGTACTAAATAGTACTATACGGTACTGGCTAATGTAAAATCCGGTACCAAAGCGCCTGATTGATACGCTAAAAGCATGACAACCCACGACCAATGGCTACCCGGCCAACTCCTCCAGCAAGCCCGCGAACACAGCGGCCTATCCAAAGCAGAAGCCGCCCGCCGCTCCGGCCTCTCCGAATCATGGTGGCGCCGCCTCGAAACCGGCGTCAATATCCGCGACGGCAAACGCATCCCCATCTCCGCATCCCCCGAAGCCCTCGCCAAAGCAGCCCAAGGCGTAGGTCTCCCCGTCAACCGCATCTTCGACGCCGCCGACATCACCACAGCCCCCGCCCCCGAGGACTGCCACGCCGAGATAGTCGCCGAAGCGCAACGCCTCCCACCTCACCTACAACGCGAGGCCCTCGCATTCATCCGAGGCCTAAGCATCGCCTCCCGGCAAACCGAGGAAAGCTGAATAATCCGCCAACGCCCGCTGCGTCTGACCAGCGTTCACATGCACATAATTAAACGTCATATCCACCTTGGAATGCCCGAGAATAGTCGCGATAACCTCCGGCCCAACCCCACATTCACGCAGTAGGGATGCCGCCGTATGCCGTGCCGTATGCAAATCCACCACCGGCAAACCAGCATCGCGTAACGCCATTTTCCAACGCTTCAATGCGCGTTCCGGCCTAAGCGGCCTGCCCGTCGCCGACAGCCACACCAGATTCCACTCATTATCTGGTGTCGACTCCACATGCCGCCGCAATACCTCATCTAGCGGAGCAGGAACCGGTACGATACGCCGCGATGTCAGCGTCTTCGGGCGGCATAAAATCAACGCCCCATTAAGCGGTTGCCACTCATATCCCGGCGGTACTGCGTGCTCTCGCATTGCACATTTATCCGCCCGGGTATCAATACCACATTTACAGCCCCGGCCATGCCTCCAAGGAATATTCGACATCGCCCAGGATAAATCAATCTGGGCTGCCCCCTCGGTGAGAGAAACACGGTCACGCGTCAATCCCAAAAGCTCACCCTTACGCGGGCCCAGGAAAAGGTACGATGCCCAGAGTGATGCTAGTGGATCACCAGCATTACTAGAATGCATTATCAGATGCCGCGCCTGATCCACCGTCAACGCGGTACGCGGCTTGGAGACAGCACGAGGACGGTCAACACGCGATACGGGATTAACCTCGATAAGGCCCCGTCGGACGGCATCACGCATCGCTGCTGAGAATGCAGAGTGCACGATCTGCACCATCCGGTCGGAGCACCCGGCGTTCCTGACGGCATGGTCGAGTTCTCTCACCTCGTCGGCCCCAACGTCCTTTATCTGGTATTTGCCGAGCGTTGGGATAATGTAATTCCGGCAGTAACCTTTGACGTTCCGTAGCGAGTTTGGTGAGTATTTTTCTAGCGCGGCCGTGTCTATCCATTGGTGTATGAACGCTTCGACGGTGACCTTAGTGGGTGTCATGGTTTCCTGTTGGAGTTGCAGGTACAGCTCGTTCCGGCGGCGTATACATTCGGCTTTGGTTTTGCCTGAGGTGGTTCTGCGTATTTGTCGGCCTTTGCCGTCGTATCCGATGGTGATGGCGGCGCGCCAGTCGCCGCGTTTCGTTTTGTATATGGAGCCGAGTTGCAGTTTTTTTACTGGTTTCATGTGGTGTGTTGTGTAGCTGGGGATGTAGTTGAGGTGGGTTGTGTAGCTGTATTGGTAGCTAACATCTTGTACTGTACTGAACGTTATAGTACAGCCTATGGCCTCCAGATAAAACGCCACAAGCCGGTTTAGTACCCTGTACTGGTACTATGCCGCGACGGGCTATCAAATACCCAGGCTGCTGGCGTGAGGTTGATCCTCATTGTCGCCGCCGCTCAAAATAGCCCCACTACCTGCACAAACGATTATATTGAGTGGGGGTGTACTGGCCTTGTACTCAAGCTTGTGTAGCTGAATGTGTAGCTAAAAAGAATCTAGCGCCCCTGCTTCACATTGATGTGAACCAGCGGGGCATCATCGACCCGTGGCCTCACGGTGCAATACCAGCTCGACCGGAGCGATGCACCGAACTTGTTATCCGAGTCCACGTAGCCACGGATTTGCCAGTATTCGCCGTCGTTTTCCTTTTTCTGGATATCTAGCTCATCTTTGTCTGCGAAGTCTGCGGAGGCGGGCGAGGTGAGTTTTTTAGTGATGCGGTTCTGGCAGTCGTCGATAGCTTCATCGATGGTCATGCCGTTGATTTGATCTGCCTCGGTCATACAGGCGGTGGCTGTGAGAGTGAGGGCGGTGAGGGAGAGTGCGAGGGTTGTCTTGTTCATGGTTTCGAGCATAGAGGGCAGGGATAGGTTTTACTACTTGTAATTGTGTGATGTAAATCCCATAGTAATCAGCTTTACAATGTAACTTGGTTGCCATATACTTAGGGATGTAAGCAAGAGAAAACAACAAAAAGGAAACAACAATGACCACCATCACCACCCGCACCGGCACCTACTACGACGAACCCGACACCATGCTCATCATCGAAGCCACCGAAAACAACGAAGTCATCTCCGCCCTCTACGCCAACCCTGAGACCCGCCAAATCATGGCCATCGAAACCACCGCCAACCGCCAAGGCGAGGGCCACGCACGCAGCCTCATCGACTACGCAGTCACCAATGATATTGAGCTATACCACTCCCCCGAATGGTCTTGCACCCCCGAAGGCTGGGCTTTCGCCCAGGCTTGCGACGATATCGACATCATCGACGATGAGGATGCATACGGCTGGGAAGACTACCAAGCAAACTTCGCCGCATAATCCACCTACATTTCGGAAATTCCGAACAACCCCCTAGAAAGGATATTTTCATGTACAGCCTCACCACTCCGAATAAAGATTTCACGCTCACCGGCGACACGCTGGAGGAATTGCGCAAAAAGCTCATTGATTTCCATGAGGAGAATCGGCGCGACCCCCAGTACGGCGACTACCAAGACCAATTCGAGGCGGTCTACCCCCGCGATGAATCGGAGCTGGACGACGATGAGGAGCCGACTGTGCCCCGCGCCCTCACCCCGGAAATTCTCACGGGTATGGCCCGCATGGTCTGGGATGTGCCCACTGTCTCCCTACGCGAGGAGGATGGCACCGACATTCACCGCCTCGGGGATACCCTGCACTACATGCTCGATATGGACGAGGATGCGGCGGTTGATATCCTGCGGGAATACATTGGCCAGATGGAGGATATTGACGGGCGGAGCATCGATGAGGATGCGATTTGTGAGCAGGATGCCGATTTTCTTATCGGCGCGGTGAAATCAGCCCGCGCCGCTGGTGACCTAGGACAAAAAGAAATCTTCGCCCTAGAAGACGCCGCGAGCGAGTACCAGTACGCGGTCGATATAGCCGAGGGCCTACGGCAGGAGCGAGACCGCGCTATCCGCGCCGCGCTAGCTGCTGGCGCTACGCAATCCCAGGTGGCACGGGCTGCTGGAATTAGTCGCCAGGCTATCTCAAAAATGGGCCGATGATGCAGGTAGGTGACACGGACGGGTACGGCCAATACGGCCTCATAGATGAGGACGATAGCGGCCTGCTCTGCCATGAATGCGGCAGGCGATATCGGCACCTATCTACTCATATTGCGATGGGGCACAAAATGCGGGTGGCGGACTATAGGCGGGCGCATGGGCTGCATGCTAAACGCCCTTTGGCGGCCCGCTCTGTGCGGGAAAATATGAGCCGCTCTTGGAATGAGCACCGCGACCAGCATTTAGCCGATTTGGATAAATACCGCGACCCGGCTAAAGCGATCGAGGCGTCACGGGAGGCCACGCAGAATAAATCGGCGGGCGCTACGGCGGGACAAAAGGCATCGCTACAGCGCCGCCGGGGCCGCCCCCTCACCGAGGCTGAAATTACGGCTCTACAGTCCACCGCCACCATCGGCGAGTGGTGCCAGGTAGCATACCGAATCCTGGATGACCCGTCGGTGTCGATAATTTCTCTCGCCCATTCTGTCGGCATGAAGCCGGTCACAGCACATCATCGGCTAGCTAAGCGCAGGCCAAAAGGGTGGGAGCCGAAAGGCAGCGGGAATCGAGTGCAGCCAGAAGACCCCTAAAACGACGAAAAGACCCCGCCGGTCTGGCGGGGTTTATCCGTTAATAACATCATCGTGCACATCGGGCGGGAGCTGCGCGGAATCTAGCTCCACATCATGCTTTTGAGTGATACGGCGCAGCCCATTAACAGCAGCCCAATACTTCCGGCGGGTAGTCTCCACAATCTCCTGTAGGGACTCCACCCGGTCGCGAAGAGCGTCAATCTGGTCAGACTGGGATTTCAGCTCCTCCTGCTGTGCATCGATGCGCCGCATGATGGAGTCGGTAAACGCTTTCCACTCGGGCTTATCGGCCTCTATGCGTTTAGCGTCCCGTGTAGCAGCGGCTGTGACTTTCGTGCCGAGGTAGGTGAGGATGGCGGCACCTATGACGCCGATGAGCGTTGCGGCCTCACCGCTAATATTCATGATGCCCCCTTGTACTCGGGTACCTCCAGCTTGTCGGGGGCGCGGCCCCTACCAAACGCCCACAATGCCAAAAGCGTGATGGTGGCGTAGCCGATAGCGGTGACCCACCCGCGACCGCCAGAGATAATGAAAGACACTGCCCACATGAAATGAATTCCGATGCCCAGGCCGACGGCCAGGGGGCGGGCGTGCCGCAATGGGATGGCAGCGAGACAAAAAATACCCACAGCGAGCCATACCCACGACCACGTGGATGGTTCCGCAAGCGTCTCCAAAAAATGAGCTGGCTTACGGCGTTGATCCACAATCATCGGCAGGTAGGAAGAACCGCGCACGATGACGGATATGCCGATAATGGCGAGGCCAGCGGCGTCACTGGTGAGCCACGCACGTAGCTTGCAGGAATCCATACGTATCACTCCCCTGCGGTGGTGGGTCCACTGTAGACCGGCAGGGCGGCGTTGGTGTTGGTGGTTTCTGCGCGCTCAGCTTGGCCCGCCAAACGCGGCGCCATAGATGGGGTGACACCATCAATCGTAAGGCGGTTGACTAGCGTGGTGAGGAAAAACCCTACGCCGCCAATGAGCGCGATAGTCCATTCTGGGGCGTTTGCGTAGTAGACGGGGATAATGCCAGCGACCCATGCTAGGGCCTGCAAAATGAGCATGATAGAACCCTTGTAGCGTAGCCACCACGGCTGTTCCTGTAGCTCCACCGCCACAGCCTCAGCAACATGATCGGCAACCGAGTTCAACGCCGCTTGATTATAATGACGTGCCATTATTTCTTTTCCTCCAGTTTCTTCTCGATACGCGCCACATCTGCGCGCAGTGCCGCGACCGCATCAACGAGGGTTAAGTTTTGCCCCTGCTGGTTCTGCCCTAGTTGGGGCCAGCCCTTACCACCGGGGCCTCGTAATTGCCGCCAAATTTCCTGGATAGCGTCAAACTGCGGGCCGAGATAGCCCGTGATGAAGTCGGTGAAGTACTTTTGTGTGAGTGCCACTGGCGTGTTCTCTTTCTTCGGCGGGGCGGGTTTTCCGCTGGTCATTTGGTCGTACCATTCTTGGGCGCGGCGAATGTAGCCGTCGTGATACTTGTGGCCAGGCCGCAGGTGGTAGGGGCATTCAGTAAATCCGCCGGACTCAATGCTGTGAAATCGCACATTCCCACCGCTGACAGGGCGTCCGAGCTTGTAATAGACGCAGATAGCGGCGACGAGGTGAGCGCCCTCTTCCAGCGTCTTTTCTCCGATGGGCCAGTCTTGGTCAGGCCCGGCGCTGTTGGAGTGCTCAATGGCGATCGTCTTTTGATTCGAGTCAAGGTTGCGGTTCGCCCATGCGGTGTCTCGGTCCCATACGGCTTGCCCGATCTCTCCGGTGGGTGACACGGTGTAGTGTGCGCTAGCTTCGCGGGTCTGCCAGATGTCCCAGCAAAAGTCGAGGCCGCCGACACCGCCCATGTGGTGAATCGTGACGTGCTTGATTTTCTGCCCGCCGCGCCCCGGCGTGAAATGCCGGGTGAGTAGGCGTACTCGGTCTGGCTCTAGCGTTTTCCAATCTTTCAATGTGCCCTCCTTTGGGAAAAGAAAACACCACCTGCCAGTGCGGTCAGGTGGTGATTGTTGAGTGAAAAATACTTTAAGAACTATCGTCAACCAAGTTGACAAATAACGCTATGTAGCGTTATTATAATAGTGTGCCGGTGAGAGAGGCACAAAGAAATAACCAAACAGTGGAGGGAGGTGACAGTTGCGTGTACGCAAACGTCATCATGACGCTAACGCTCCTGGCCATGATTGCAATCTGGCTCGATGAGCGTAGGCGCTAAATAGCACCCCGGTTCTCAATAGAGCAAGTATCGAGAACCGGGGGGCTACCCCCCACAATACCGAAAGGACCCAACCATGCGATACACACTCATAGGAACAGGCGCCGCTCTCATTAGCATCCTAGGCGGCGCAACCTTATGGCTAACCCCAGCCTTCATCATCATCGGATACGGAATCGACCGAGCCAAAAAGGAACGCCGATGAACCCCATCATCATCGATAAAGACACCGGTCGCGAACTCTGGCCAGGTGAGCAATGCGCCCGCTACATCGGAGTTACCCCTCCAACGTGGAGAAATTACTCCGCAAATGACCGCACCCCTGCCTTTGTTGCCACCCTCCTCGGCAATATTCGCCTCTGGGACGCCGAAGAAGTCAAAGCATGGCACGCGTCCCGCCCCGGCTCACCGGCGCAGCTCCGCCGTTAGGCCTCCTTGCTGGTTTCTTCCCAGCTGTCGTCTACGCCGGGTTCGGCGCGGTTGTTGTCTACGGTGGAGCGCCAGGTTTTACCCTGGTGGGTGACTTCCGCGCCTGCGGGGTATAGCTCGGTCTTGCTTTGCGGTTCTTTCCACGCTGGCACACCCGGGGCCTCCTCCGGCTCCGGCACCGCGTCCTCCTTGGGTGGGTTGTACACCTCCCAACCAGAATCCGGGGCACTCGGCCGGGCGTAATTCAGCCCGTCGGCGCGGTTGATGTAGATACGGCCATCGTCCAGTACCGCATCGCCCTTGATGTAGGCCTTGTGCTTACGGGCTTGTGGGTCACGCCACGCTGGCACGATACCGTCACCGTTGATTGCGGCTTCCTCGGTAGCGACCTCCGGGCGGGTAATCTCACCCTGCGCTGCGAGGTCTTTCACCAGCTCTACTTCGGCTTCCTGCACGGCTGGTAGGGCCTGGCGGCGCTGCACCTCATCGTCGAAAATCCAGCGGCGTAGCTCCGCAAAATCAGCGCCATTTAGGGCCTGAATCCGCTGCTTAATAGTCTCCATTATTCCTCCAATTAAATCCGTTCGTAGTAAGACTGCGCGATACCTGGGGTGTCAATCATGGCGGGGGAGCCTCCACCACCCGAGCTAGTGTGCGAGCTTTTCACGCGGAAGCGTTGCCCCCGGAACAAAAACGTATCTCCCTCCATGTACCGCACCCCTGCGGCCCATTCGCCCCTGTAACTACCGTTCTGTGCTGGCGGCTCCGGCGGGGTCACACTACCCCCCCTCCAGCCGGGGTGTCATTGGGTCAATACCGAAAAAATGAATAATCGCAAAACCGTCACCACCCGCACCAGACCGTCCGGTCGAAAAGTGAAGATTCTTGCCACCGCCACCGCCCATTGACCCGTCACCACCAAAAGTCTGCCCCTTACTACCCCCGGTTTGCGGGCGGTACCGCGAACCAGGGGCGCGGTCGAGGTAACGGGCTTCACGCTCGGGCAAGGAATTCCAGCCATCCCCGAATCCATCTTCCTCGTTAGCCCCGACACGTGTGGTGCCACCGTCGGCCGTCCAAGTGGATTCAGCATTCCACCCGTTAAATCGGGTGGAATCTCCGTTATTTCCATACGGGGATACCGAGTGCAGGGCAGAACCACCCCTGCCTACGGTGACGCTAGCACGGCTACCAGGATTCTCTACCAAATCGACAGTAAGCAGCCTCAATTGGCCACCACCACCGCCACCACCAGTGCTTCGTGGATGAAAAGCTCCGCTGGCACCACCACCAGAAATCAGAATACTCATAAAACTCGCCCATTCGGGAATATTCACTGTGGCGGTTCCGGGCGTAGCTTTTCGCCACATCATCACACGGTTATACACCAGTTTATCCCCGGCTAGGAGGGCTCCGATGTGCTTATCGCCGAGGTGTACGGATTCGGGTGTCATTGCGGTAAAAACCGGCATTATTACACCCCCAGGATGTAGAGCGTATTCGGATCCTTGCGGCTAATCCGGTTATATTCCTCCCGGCTGCCCGTCCAGAATGAGCCACCCCCGCCGCCGGATTCCAGCGCTCCTACACGGTCACGCACCGCACTGACCTGCTTGTCTACGTACTTTTTATTGGCCACGTGCTCCGCTTTTTGTGGCTCACCGTAGGCCTCTACCCAACCATCATCGTCCGTGACCACGACATGCTTGCTATGGGGGAACGCTCCAGGGTCACCTATCGTCGAGGTAACGCCTTTGGATCCGAAAAAGTCAGAATCGCCCACGTACTCCGCTAGGCGGTCGAGCACCTGAGCCTTGTTCTGCTTACCATCCACCGCGCTGTCCACGTAGTACTTGGTGGCCGCGTGACTATCACCCGATGGGGTTGGCAGGCCGCGCAGTTGATTATCCCGCATGTGCACGGCCGTGTTGAAATCCCACTGGTCAGGCGTGGATACCACACGGTCAGCGCTCTTATCCAAATTGGTGAGCACTAAGCGATTATCTTCACTTAGCTCGATATGCGCTTCAGCACCTTTATTTTGAAAACCAATACCGGGATTAACTTCCTCAGCGGCGGCGAGGTAGATGCCGGAGAAAGTAGCCTCAGTCTCCTGGCGTGCGAATTCCGATAGCTGCTCGACCTTGGCGTACTGCTCAAAATCAATGCCCTCAACGGTGCCGGGTGGGCCTTGTGGGCCTGGGTCACCCTGCGGGCCGGTCAAATGCGGGGATTGCTTCCCGTTGACTGTGACCTGGTCACCATCCCACCGTGTGGATTCCGCAATTTCACGAACCTGCTGCGCGGATTCATCGGCACGCCCGGCGGCACCCTGAGCATCACCAGCAGACGACGCGGCAGCAGTGGCGTGCCCCTCAGCCGTGCTTGCGTGCCCCTCGGCGGCATCGCGGGCCTCCTTAGCACCATCCCACGCCGTGCGGGCCTCACCTCGCGCCCCCTCGGCCCTGCCCGCAGCAGCCTCAGCAGATTCAGCCGAGTATGCCGCAGCACCAGACGATAACGCCGCAGAAGACGCGGACGACGACGCACTGTCAGCAGACTCCTTAGCCTCCGCAGCAGACGACGATGCGGACTTCTCAGATGAGGATGCGCTCCCCGCCGACTCCTCCGCCGCAGACGCAAACCCATTAGCACGACCAGCAGACTCCTCAGCCTCCCCGGCCGAAGAAGCCGCCTCGCTAGCCGACGACTCCGCAGCACCAGCAGACGATGCCGCAGACTCCGCATCAACCCGCGACTTCACCAAACGCGAATCCATCGCCGACTCAAACGACTTCAGCTTCCCCGATAAGCCAACTGGGATAGGGACATGCAAAAAGTCCCACCCATTGATCTCAATCATTGCCCGACCAGTGCGGACAATATCGTCATCATCAACGAATCGGCCTTTAAGGCTGCCGCTAATTTCCTCCATCATCGCCTCCCTTATAGATGCTGCGATATGGAAGAAATTATGACGTAGAAGCCCCTGCGGTTAGTTATTGGAGGAGCCGCCGCCGTATCCTCCGCCGGTGTGAATCTGGTACATCACCATCGCATTATTCACCGAGCCTAGCGGCAATTTGACCTCCAGAACTCGGCCGTTAAGCATCGTCAGCTCCTCACGGTAAAGCGCGCCATTATCGTATTGCACGGATGCGATAACCGATCCAGACCAAGTTCCCTTGCCCTCAATCTTGAGCGTGCGACTGAACCGGGGCATGTCGATACGGATATGAGAATCCCACACCGCCTGCTCTTTCGCCGCATACAGCATACGAGTCATATCCCGAGACATGGACTCCTGCGCATACTGCAGGGCCTCATCGGCCCGCCTATTGGCCTGCGAGGTGCGCTGGTTCGCCTCCGCAAGCTTCCGGTTTAAGGCGATGTTTTCCGCGAGGACTTCCTGAATCTTGACGTTCGCCTCATTAATCTGCTCCTGCTTCAATCGGAACTCATTCGTGATGGAGTTGAACTCACCCTGCCGCCCCCATAGGCGGGCTTGGAGCTGCGCATCATACTCCGAGAAGTCCGCCTGCTTTACGGTCTTAGCAATCTCCGCCGATAGGTCACCCATCGACTCCTGCAGCGGCTTCGCGGAATCATCCACGATCGCTTTCACCGCACCCTTAGGCACCTTGCGGGAGGGGGCGAGGAGTGCCTTACGGCCTGCTTTCTCCTGCGCCTGCATCTTCCGCTCCAAAGATGCCATGACACCGTTCTCTTCACGCCCGAGAATGGGTTCCACCTCAAGCACCGATGTGGAGGAAGACTTAAGCGTGTAGCCCATGATGACCTCCGATACGCGAGTATCTTTATCCACGAAGCTCACCCGGTCGCCCGGCTTCCAGCCCGGCACTACACGCCCATCCGGCAGAGTCACATCATCACCAAATACGACGGTTTGATGATGGCCGGGGGCGAGACTCATCGCGGTGGTCCCTTGGGAGCGCGCCCACTCACGCGCTATCTCCGCCGTCGGATTCGTACCGCCGGTCGAGGAAAGGTTCATGTACTTTTCGCGGAGGAAGAACGGGCCAGCCTGAGCGATGTTTACACGCCCGCCCGCCTTACTGAATGAAACTTCGGTTCCGTCAATCGTGGCGTGAGGCTGCACATCAATATCCAATTTTTCCACCTCACTAGGGAAACCGGAGGAGGTAGGCAGGTAGGCGGCGGCGGAGTCCGCATCCATCCTCCCCACAGTGCCCTTAGGCTGCAGCACGCCGGACTCTAGGGCGGCGATAGTCTGCGCATCCAGCTGCCCACCACCGATGAGCATGGCCCCATCCGGCCCCGTCTCCGTCGTCGACCACTTCCTTAGCCCGCCGCCGGGGGCGGAGGAGAATACGACACCCCGCCGGTCTCGGCCTTGGTGCTGCCATACGAGCGTGCCAGGCACCTGCCGCTGTGCATCCCCCTCGGCCCGGTAGTGGGCATTATCGGCATCGAAAGCCGTTGGGGTGGCTAGTACCCACTCCACACCCTCTTTCCATGCGTAGGCCTCACCCTCGTTGATGTAGGCGTATGCGGCTGCGGTGGTTTGGAGCTTCTCCCCCTCCGGGGTGCGTAGTAGCCCCGCCTCGGCACACGCCTCCAGCTTGCCCACACGGCCATCCTCAAATGTTCCCCGCCCCCAGTGGGTTACAAAGTGCGGGCGGTGCGCACGAGCACCCGGCCCGCCACGTACCTCCTCACGACTTGTGACGAACACCTCCGCCGGGTCGAGCTTGTCGTAATACCCGATAGGGCGCTCCACCAACGTTTCAAATGGCAGCCAGCAAATACCCGATTTCGGCTCCCCCAATACGGTGCCATCCTGTAATTGCCCCTCGCCATGCCAGGAATTATCCGGCATCGACGGGGATTCCATCTCTAGCTCCGCGCCGACGATACGCGGCACCGCCACAGCATTAGGCCACATCCCCCTGCCTAGCTGCTGCTGTACCCACCGGCGCTCCATCACGCCCGTGTAGAATTTCGCCACACCACGGCCCGGCACTTTCTGCCCTGGTAGGAGCTTCCGCACCTCCACAAACGAGTCCGACCCCGATAGTGGATTATCCAGCACGTCGGCTACGTAATCCTCGGTGCGTACCTCCACCTCAACCGGGTCGCCCTCCGACTCCACCAGCACGTAGGTTGGGAGGCCGGTACGAACCGCCCCGCTCGATACCAGCCGATGCGTGAGGTCACCAATGTGCGTGCTCACCGTATCTGCCGAGGAGTCCGCCGCCGACGTTACCGTCGAGCGCGCCAGCATGCGGTGGAAGTGCTTGTGCTCCGACCAGAGGTTCACCTGCGCGTACTGTGTGCCGTCCTCATTCTGCCCAGTCTCCACCGACTCTACATACCCGTCCCAGTGAACGCCGTTAATAGTGAACGTTACCGGCACGGGTACGTGGCGGCATTGGCGTAGTAGCGGGAGCTGCGGGTGATCCGCCCCGAGCGTCACCCGCCCCGTGTCCACAGTCCAGTCCGCCCGCGCCTGCAGGCTCACCTCCCTCCACGGGGCAAGCGGCCACCACCTCGACATAAACGGATCCCACACGCGGGCATCAATCTGCTCATGACGAGGGGTGTGCTTCACTACCATGCTCGACTAAACTCCGGTATCCACTCGATGGTCAGCTTAAAATCATCACCGGGGCGGGTCGCCTGCACCTCCACCTCCCCCACGTGATTCCGGTTCTCTACCGGCATCGGCCAGAATGGCACGACCATACTAAAGTCTGGCCTGCCAGCCCGGTCGGTGACGTGATGGCGTTGGGGGTGCGAGTCAATGGCCCAGCCCTCGGCGGTATGCGGTAATTCTTGCCATTCATCGGCAGCGGTCAGGCGGAGCTTCACGCCCTCATGCTGGCCGGTGATGGTAAATTTCGGCCACACGTCCTGGTCGCCGTCGATGCGGAATGAGACCTTGCCGAACTCACTATTGGAGTCGAGTTCTATCCGGTCGGTGAACCGGCGTGTGGCGGCCCCTACTAGCTCCAGCTGCACCGCGACCTTAGCGAACCGCGCCCCACCTGGGGACTGAAACCACTTCACCGTCGATACATCCGCCGGGCGCACCCGCAGCCACCGGTAGCCATGCTCCGCCGAGGTAACCGAGAGGCCGAGGGGCTTCGACCCGTCACCCAAGCTTGTGAGGAACCGGTCGAGCGTACCGCGTACATCACGGGACTTCACCAGCACATCCAGCTTGAGGCTGTTCGTATCCGTCCTCATGCCCCGCCATACACCGGCGGCATCATCCCAAATATGGTTCTTCCCGAACCCGGATAGGCCATCCGGTACATCTTCTAGGAAGATGCCCTCACGCCTCCGCCCCGGGCGGGATAGGGCCACCGGCTCACCATCCGCGCCCCACAGTGTGAGGCGAAACTTTTTATCCCATACGCGACTCATAAACAAACTCCTTATTTAACGTTGTTTAACCATGCTCGACAGACCAGCCATAACTTTGTCCTCCAGCTGTGCGTTTACCGTCACCGCACCCGTGAACTGCGTGTCGATATTGGTGGTGTCACCACCGCCCATGCTTTCGAACACGCGGTTGGCCGCATCACGATAGGCGGCCTGGCGGCGGGCTTCCTCGCTTGCCATGCTGGAACGCTGCGCCGCATTCAGTGCGCCCGGTACTAAATCCGACCCGCCGAGCTGCTTAGCGTACAGACCATCCACGACCGTCTCCGGCAGTCCCTCAATCAGGTCACGTCCAGCCGCTGCCGCGTCCGCCGCCGTATCCGCCACACTATCCACAATCGGGCGCATCAGGGCGTTAGCATTCCACCCGTTCTCAACATTGAGTGAAGACCACGCCCCCACATCCTCGCGGCTAATCTCACCGAAGCCGCGCTCACGCCGCGAAAGCATCATGCCCTCCGAGGAATCCGCACCCCAACCGGAACCACCGATGGACATGAGCACTGACTTGTTACCACGGTCCAGTTTGTCGTTCACCCCGGCAAGCTGCTTATTCTCCTGCTGCAACTCATCCAACTGGCGCTGGAGGGTATCGCGCATCTCCGCGAGCATATCGGCCTGCGGGTTGGTTTCCTGCTTGAGGTCGAACTGCTTCCGCGCCCGCTCAATCTCGGCCTTCCGCTGCTGCCTATCCAACTCGGCTTTCTTCTTCGAAGTCAACAACTCGGCGGCCTCGGCCCCGTATTTCTGCTCCATCTGCTTCTTGTACAGCGGGAGATTGAACGCACCGGAGGTGGCATCGAACATGTTGCCGACGTCCTCCATTGTGCCGCCAGCCATGCCCACGGCACCGCCAGCCAGAGCACCAGCCACGAGACCACCGCGGGCGGCATCCACGCGTCGTTTATCATCACGGGAAAGCTGGTTATATTCCTCCCGCGCCTGATCCTTATACGCTTTCTCCTGGGCGCGGCCCTCAGCAACACTGGTACTACCCTCCACGAGGGCCTTGAAGCCAGCAATGCCAAGGCCCATCGCGGCTGGTAGTGCAGCACCGCCCGTGGCGGCGGCCCCAGCGCCA